AGCTTGAATCGATGAAGAAATCGAGGATGGCATTATAATAGATTAATAATTCACAAAGAGAGTTTATTTTCATTAAGTAAAGTTAGTTGAAAAAGCCATTGCACTAACTGAACGATGTTTTAAAGTCATATTCATTGCTATGAAATGATTAATTTCAAGACCAACAGTAATATTCCCAACTGCTGGGGCAGCAGTCTGAATCATTTTTTCAAATCCAAAAAAACAAAATTTACCAAAAGGTAACTTGGCTTTAGTAACACCAAGAGTAAACTGACGACCGATCATTTTACGAAAATAGTTAATACTAATCTTTCTCTTATAAGTCAAAACATTAGTTTTAATAGCACCAGGCTCTAAATGAGCCTTACCTGCTTTAGAGACACCTGGAAAAAACCAGGCATGAGGAGGTTCAGACATAGCAAGATCTGCTTCACTTCCAGTAATCAATCCATTTGCATTATTGGCAAGTAATTGAATTTGAGTACCAGTGGCAGTGGATGTTAACATATTAACACCATTACCATTACCAGAATAAATCTTCCCATAGAGGGGAACATTATCAACAGCTTCAGAATCAATACTTGTGTTCTGAGTTCTGTTTTGTATCTTCATAGAAGATTTGCAATATACATCTATCATTGCATGTTCAAGATCTAATTTAGTCCCTGGCCTATCGGTACCAGTGCCCACAGCATTTGTAGTAGGAAGATAAGCAATCTGTGTAAACACAATGCCTTCCAAACGCAATGCTACATTGTTGAAAAGAAAAACAACAATGGTATCAGCTGAATCAGCAGCAGTCAATGTATATGACTGAGAACCCACTACTCCATCAGCAACAGTATAACTAATATTAACAACATCACCCGGAGTGATTTGTGCTAAAACTTCACCAAAATTTCTAACTGGAAATCCCGTTCTGTCCAACAATTTTTTGATTATAACACGCCAAAAATTTAACCATAATTTCTCAATAGGTGCAGAATTGTGACCAATCCACATACATTGACCATTAGAGACAAGTTGACGACCAACTTCAAAGGTCTCAGAAACACCACCAATAGCTTTGCGGTGTGTCTTAGTAATCTTATACTTCTTGGTCTTAAAACGACCAGCAGACTTCGAAGATAAAGCACCAACGTTTCTAACAGAAACTCTAGTACCGCGAGGAGTAGCTGAAAATTGAGGTCTCTTTACCTTTCTTTGAGGAAAGGACATAGCCTGACGACTAAGAGGGCCCTTGCGGGCATACTGAGGAGTTCTAGGAGTTCTAACGGGAGGCATATTATTTATTTTTCCAGGAGTAGAAGCTACAGCTTTCATCCCTCTATAAGTAATATAATTCCCGGCCATTCTTCCAACTTTGTTATAAATATACTTCAAAGACTTGTCAAATATTTCTCTCTTGATCGGTCGTTGAAGATCTGTAAACATATTTATTTATGGAAGAAAAGAAAGGGCTCCGAACCCCCCACAAGGGGGGGATACTCTGCGCAGACTTCGTGTAGACGGTAGACGCCGCTCCTGTAAGTAATAATACGGCGGTTGCACCCCCGGGTAACAGGAGCTATGTCAACCTAATAACATATTAAGCTCGCACAACACTACCGTGTTGTCCTCAGAAGATAAATATCGACAATTTAATATGTGGCAATTCCCCTCGTAAACTCGGGATGAGCTAGGGGTTAATACGCCCCGCTAAAGGGGGCTATCCTTCCCACTCCTAACTAACCCCTACTAAATCGCCCCTGGCGATTCCCCTATCGATAATCTTAACCAGATTCTCTCCTTCTCTATATATATGATGATGCTGATGACGTAATGCGGGGTAGACTAAGGTTAAGGTTACTGTCTATAAAAAGGGCAAATTAACCTTAACTACTTTTCATTCTCTAAAAATCGATTAATTCAAATTTCGATAAATGGCATGGCAAGACGAAGTAATCTCGACAATTCTATTCAACCTGGGCAGAGAAGAAGAAATCCAACTCCGCAAGCAAGATACTGGCTTGGTACCATCAACGCCGGTCATGGATTGTTTGTGCCTCCAACAGAATTGCCCAACCAACGAGACAATTGTGCATTGGTGTGGCTGCGGGGCCAAAAAGAGATTGGAGAAGAGAATGGCACTGAACACTGGCAACTATTCGCCGCATTCAAAGCAAAAGTTACCCGAATCAGAGTTGAAGAAATGGTGGGACACGGCCATTGGGAACCCAGCAGATCCGATGCAGCTGAAGAGTACGTATGGAAAGAAGAGACTCGAGTGGCCGGGACCCAATTCGAAGTGGGACGAAAAGCATTCAAGAGAAACTCCCCTACAGATTGGGCCAACGTCGTCGACTTGGCGAAAAGAGGTAGAATTGACACCATCTTGGAGCAAGATCCGCAAGTTGGACTTCAGCACTACAGAACCCTCAAACAGATTAAAGTCGACTACATGGTGTGCCCCCCAAACTTGGCCGGACCGTGTGGACAGTGGATCTTTGGACCGCCAGGTGTCGGAAAATCCTTTTGGGCACGAGAGCGATGGGGAGAAGATCTATATATCAAGCCGCAGAACAAGTGGTGGGACGGGTATCAAGGACAGAAGAATGTCCTCATCGATGATTACGACTCAAAAGTCCTCGGGCACTATCTCAAAATCTGGCTGGATGCATACGCCTTCACCGCAGAAATCAAAGGCGGGACGATCCAGATTAGACCCGATAATATTATCATAACCTCCAACTACAAGATTGAGGAATTATTCGATGATCCGGTTGTTGCTGCTGCTGTGAAAAGACGTTGCGTTGTCACTGAAGTTCCAATGAGAAGATTCGTCGAATAAATTATTTTATTAATGTACAGTTGGTTTCCCAGTATACCAAGAGAGAATCAAGTTCGCTAAAGCTATCAAGAAAATGAGACAACGCTGGATGTGAGCCTGATTGTTTGAGTTCCCCAAAGCTTGAATCGATGAAGAAATCGAGGATGGCATTATAATAGATTAATAATTCACAAAGAGAGTTTATTTTCATTAAGTAAAGTTAGTTGAAAAAGCCATTGCACTAACTGAACGATGTTTT